GGCATGAGTGGTATGGACGAGGATGAGGTGGACCCCAACAATCGGTATCTGTTCATCACGCCTACTCTGCTTGGGCTGATTGAGGATATGGATACGACGAAGAGTAAAGAGGTCCTGAAAAACTTTGCCGGGATCCAGAAGGTTCCTCAGACCCGCTTTTACACTGCTATTGACCAGCTCTCTGGCGGTAGCAGCGAGGAGGCTGGTGGTTACACCAAGGGCGCCAGCGGTGCTGATATCAATTTCATGATCATTGAGAAGTCCGCCCTTATCCAGTTCCCCAAGCACATTGCACCCAAGATCATCACCCCTGATGTCAACCAGGATGCGGATGCCTATAAGTTTGGCTATCGGAATGTAGGTATTGCCGATGTCTATGAGAACAAGGCCGCTGGCATCTATCTACATCACAAGGCCGCAGGCTAAGGAGGCTGCCAATGAGAACTATCGGACTTGTTTTCGCCAGTAAAGCCCCTGCTGAAAAGTATGTTTGTCCCGAATGCGGTAAAGAGTACAAGAGTGAAAGTGCTCTCGCCAAGCATCTGCAGGACAAGCATTCTGATGACGGAGTGCCTAAGACTGAGCAGGAATCTGATGAATAAAGGAGGGCGTCGCCATGGTCAATTATGAATTTTATGTTTCAGAATACCACGGCGGCGCCATCTCTTTGGATGAGTGGCCAGAGGTAGAGGCTCGTGCCTCTGCCCAGCTCCGCCGGTATAAGAGGATCTTCACCGTGTCCGCACCAGAGCCGAATGCGGAGGACATGGCCATCTGTGCTATGGCTGAAGCAATTCACGGCTTTGACCTGGCCCTTAACGGCGACGGCGGGCCGATTCAGTCGGCATCGGTGGGGAGTGTTTCTACCAGTTACGGTACGAACATAGGCACCGCAATAGACCTGTCTGAAAAAGGGCAATCGAAGACCTTGTACCGAGCTGCGTCCCTCTACCTCGATATTTATCGGGGGGTGAGCGGATGATCCCAATCAGGCGCCGCAGTTGCCCCGTCAGTTATCGCCTATGTAACCAGACGGTAACGGTGTACCACTGGGACGGAAAATCCACATACAAGCGCAGCGTCTTCAAAAATGCTTTCCTGGATTTCAAGAAAACTCAGAATGTGGACAAAACCGGCAGTACTGAGTCGAACAGTTTCCTTCTTGTGATTCCTGGACCTGAAATACCAGTGGTTGTGGGGGACAAGGTACAGTTGGGCGAAGGGCCGGAGATCACGACTCGTGAGGACTGGGCTGCCCTGGTGCCCGTTACCACACCCGGCCTGGTCGTGGTGAAGTATGTGGACCCGAAGTACTTTAACGGTGTAGTCATACACACGGAAGCGGGGGGCTGAGATGTCTATTGTCGGTACTATCAAAGTCAACACTAGACCCGTAGCAGAGATTATGCGCAGGAAGGGCCTAGACCAAAGCGGAGATGTGCAGCAGTTCCATACGGCAAATGTCCTCCGTCGAATCACGAAGTATATGCCGTATAGAACCGGGGCTACGATAAAACTGACTGTAGCGCAGTCCCCGGTCAGACGCCCTGAGATTAACACCTTTACGAGATACGCCAGGTATCTGCACGAAGGCAAGGTTATGGTGAATGCGGCCACTGGGAAAGGCCCTGCCGTGATCCCAGGCGTGGGACCGCGGTGGCCAAGAGGTGCCCAGTTGAAGGCCACAGATCGTCCGCTGACCTATACGACTTCCAAAAATCCAGAGGCAGGCCCTTTCTGGGGACGGCGCCTCATGGCAAAGGAAGGACGGGCCATGCTTGAAGATCTCAAAAGATACATCAGAAGGAGGCCCGATAGCAGATGACTGCTCTGGAGCAAGTAAAGGAGTGGCTGGCCACTTTCCCGCAATTTGATATTCTTACGAATTTTCGTGTGGACTATACCGACAAAGTTCCGGGCACCGGTGGGATCCTGCCAGACGGACTTGTAGAGGTCTCACGCCGGCGGGACATCACCGGATGTACCACCGTGACAAACCAGTATAATTTCGCACTGTACTATGTGTTTGAAAAAGCCCCGGGGGACGATGAGGGTGCCGAGGCCAATGCAGACTGGATCGTAGATCTTCAGGAGTGGGCCCAAGCACAGTCGGTCTCCGGTGCCGCGCCGGTCTTCGGTGATGACCCGCGCTCAGAGCGTATCACGGCCCAAAACGGAACGCTCTACCAGGCGGATGAGGAGGGCACAGCTGTTTATGTTGTGCAGTTATCTGTGCAATTCGTTCGAGTTTTCAAGGAGGAAAATAAATGGATGATCTAACGTTCAACACCCCGGCCGGCCAGGTCGTAGACCGCAAACTGCTGATTCTGTATCTGAACACGGGGGAAAATGAAGAGCCAGTGTGGAGTCCTATCGGAAAGCGCGTTGAGGAAAGCTCGATGGAGTATGACTTCAACGAGGAGAGCAAGACCGATATTTTCGGCGAGGTCTATACCACGATGAACAAGCCCATTGTTACGCAGACCTTTGAGCCATGCGAGCTGGACGCCGGAGATAAGGCGCAGGTGAAAATCTGGAATCAGGCTATCCGGGATCAGGATGTGGCGGCCATGGCCAACAACGATCTGTTGGTCGTACATGCTTACGCTGGCACCGCTGATACCGCCGTTTTCGCTGAGCGGTATGCGTCCTGTCTGGTGAAGCCGGCGTCTTTGGGAGGAAGCGCCAATGTCGGGATGCCACTGGATATCACCTTCGGCGGAACCCGTACCAAGGGAACGGCCGCTATTTCCGGCACTGGTGTAGTTTTCAAGCCTGAAACCGCATAATAGGAGGCTCGATTTATGAATTCGCTGAAGTTTTCGACCGGAGTAAAAACTTTTTCGGTCAATGATGGTGCTGCGGAGATCTCCTATAACCCCACCGATGTGAATTTCGTCTCCAACTTGTACGACTTTTTCGTCTCCTGTGCAGAGAAATATGAGGCGGACAAGGACAAGAAGTTCACAGACAACACCGCGTTCTTCGAGTATGCCAAGCAGAGGGACGCCGATGTCTGTGCCGGCATCGACAATCTCTTCGGAAGCGGAACTGCCGCTGCTCTGTTCCAGGGAATCAGCACCTATGCAATGGCGGAGGGACTGCCCCTGTGGACCAATTTTCTCCTCGCGGTAATCGATACGGTTCCGGAGGAAATGTCGAAACAGGTTAAATCCTCTCGCCCGAGGGTGGAAAAGTACCTGAAGAAATACCATCGCTGAGGAGGAACGATATGGAGTACTCCCTTCCGAAAACTGCACATGTGGCTGGACGGGAGTACTCCGTCCGTTCTGACTATCGGGCTATCCTGGATATTTGTGTTGCGCTTGTGGATCCTGAACTCACCGGAGAGGAAAGAGCGGAGGTCATGCTCCGTATATTCTATCCGGACTTTGAAGAAATGCCGACGGACACTTATCAGGAGGCCATAGAAAAGTGTATCTGGTTCATCAATTGCGGAT